ATCGAGATGGACTGTTCCATCCAACAAGATGGTGGTCAACAGGATGGTGAAACATCACAAGGTCCGGTGGAGGAAGATTACGAAGAAAAGAAAATTTTGACATACGGTGCCGGTGGCACTGCTTTTTTGTCCTCCTCTGTCTCGTGCACATGTATTCTTATCATAGCGGCTTTGAGTCTCGGTCGTAATATAAACGCTTGATCACATCATGGGTTGGGGCGTTCCACCAAAGAATTTGTTCACGTAGAGAATGTATGACATGATAATTGTTCCGATGAAGTACACTAGGTAACTGAAGGGGTATTTTTTCCTCTCGGTCTCCGGTGGTTTCTCCGGTAACTTTCTCACATTTTCATTGAGGACATCAATCTTGTTGAGAAGTTTTTCGAGCGCGACGAGGATTTGTGCCTCCTTGTCTTTTGGTTTTTGTTTCACGTCAATGGTGTGTATCTCCAGTATCATGTGCCACTTACATAGTGGGTTGAGTAAGAGATAGTCACCATCGTCTTGGTATTCATAAAGTTGAAAGTTTAGTTTCTTGATGGATATGGGATTGAAAAAATTAATTTTTCTTTGAAACGGTTTCCATTGTTTGTCCCTGATGAGAATATTATTGGTTCCACCGGAAAAGTGTCTCTCGAGTGGCACCCTGGTAAGAATTTTAGAATTTCTCTCATCTAAGATCTGACCCGAGGTTGGTATTTCCGGGCACACGACATCTATGAACTTGGCTACGTTCGTGTTGAGGTTGGAATCATTCGCACCGATCTGTGTGACGTAAAATTCCACGACTTTGACCCCGCACACCTTTGACAGACCTTGGATGTGTGTGTTGGACTCCAGTGTAAAGTCGAGGGAGAACGTGTTGTTGGTGCCGTTCACAAAGTTACTGTCGACAGTCAGGTACTGAACCTTTTTTGGTTGGTCTTCGAGACTGAGACTCATCTATTGTAAGCATTACATAAAAGTTTTTTAAAATTTCTCAAAATAAATCTTCTCATGAAAGGATTCTTAAAACCTTTCTTGAGAACGTTGCACATGAGAATGTAATCTTTGTCTTTGAACTTTTCTTTCCTTTCGAAAATCATTTCCGCTAGCGTGTGTAATTTATCTATGTCCTTGTGTAAAAAATTTCGAATCTTTTCCGGATAGTTTTTTTCGTGCTTCAATAGATCCGGGAGCACACACCCATGTTTGACTAAATACTTGAGAATTTTTAGGTGCCCACACCTGGCTGCATACTCCGGTAGATCTTCGTGAATCAGTCCATTTTCTTTCACGAGAACCTCGAGACACTTCTCGTCGTTATTTATGACAGCCGTCAAACCGGACTCTACTGTGAAATCAAACCCCTTGTCGATCATCTTACGTAAAACTGTCGCGTCGCGCAAGTAGACCGCCATATCGAGAACGAGCGGGGTCTTGTACTTGTCATCGGTGAGCACCTTGTCACTTTCACCGTCGTCGAGGAGTTTCCACGCTTCCTGTTCCGTGGGCGTCGCCCGAAGCACGAAGGGGGGTGTTTTCATAGTGTCGCATTGTGAAGGGAGGGTGCCGAGTGAATCTTTTTTTTTCACTGACGAAAAAATACAGAAATTTGAGATGCGCACCCGGACGACCACGAGGGAGGGCACAGAGAACCGGGCTTTTAACTACCCTTTGAAGATGTTAGCGTGGCACCTTTCGAACATTTGTCCGGTGTTCAAGGAGGTGTACGAAAAGATACGTGAGGTTGAGTTGCTGCGCGTGATCGAGCGCGGGTCGGAGTTGACCCGGGATCCGGACGCGATTTATGTAATTGATACTTTTTTAGCGCGCTGATTATGTATCACAACAAGATTTCTATTCATCGCACAAGTTCGAAACGAGATCCATCGATCGTTGCGCGCTCAACCGGAGTCGAGCCTGCGTGACGCGCCTGTTACACTGCGTGCAGCACCTTCCCGTGTGACACGGTCGTGCGTCGTGAGCGTCGTCTTTCGTGAGTGGTTTGTTGCAGTCTGGAAAGCAACACTTTTCTTTCATGTTTTGCGTGTCGTGTTGTGAGGAAAAATACAAAAATTTCAAGTGAACACCAAAAAATAACCTAACCGCGACGCCACACAATGGCGCGCACGAAACAGACCGCACGAAAGTCGACCGGGGGCAAGGCACCCCGGAAGCAGCTCGCGACGAAGGCTGCCCGCAAGGCGCACCCCACCGCCGCGGGTGGCGTCAAGAAGCCCCACCGCTACCGTCCGGGCACGATTGCCCTCCGTGAGATCCGCAAGTACCAAAAGTCGACGGAACTCCTTCTACGTAAGATGCCCTTCCAGCGTCTCGTCCGTGAGATCGCCACCAACTATAAGAACGACTTACGTTTCCAGTCCACGGCGGTCCTCGCCCTGCAAGAGGCGGCGGAGGCGTACCTCACGTCGCTCTTCGAGGACACGAACCTGTGTGCGATCCACGCCCGGCGCGTGACCATCATGCCCAAAGACATGCAGTTAGCGCGTCGAATCCGTGGTGAACGGGCTTAATTAATTTCCCCCCTTTTTGTAAGATGAATACAATTTTCGATAAATTTTCGTTGAAGGCTCCCCCTTTGACAAGTAAAAATAAAGACCTCGGTACCGTGTCTTACTCTGACTTGGTCCGTGGTGTCCAGAAGAAGGAAATCAAGGAGGTGTATCTTCCCTCGACCAGCACCGGTGTGGCTGTTTTCACGGACAAAGATGGTAACTACGGCGTGAGTCAGATTGTTCAAAACCAAGAATTTTGGAAAATCATGACGGATCAGACTGACGCCACGGTGAACTTTATTCCAGTGGAAGAAGCCGGGTTGGATTTCATGTCCATCTTTTGGATCGTCCTCTTGGGTTCTTTCATTTTCCGGACTTTGGTTGGTGCCCAAATGTCTGGACCTATGATGCCGAACAACTTCACCGTGGCTCAGGAAGTCGAAACACGTTTCACGGATGTCGAGGGAATCGATTCTGCGAAGGGTGAGTTGGAGGAGATTGTGGATTTCCTCCGCCACCCGGAAACGTACGCGGACTCTGGTGCGCGCGTGCCACGCGGTGCCCTCCTCACGGGTCCACCGGGGTGTGGGAAGACCCTCCTGGCTAAAGCCATCGCCGGTGAGGCGGACTGTCCTTTCATTGAGTGTTCCGGTTCCAACTTTGTGGAGATGTTTGTGGGCGTCGGGGCGAAAAGAATTCGTGATTTGTTCGAGATTGCCAAGCAGAACCAACCGAGCATCATTTTCATCGATGAGATTGATGCGATTGGTAAGAAGCGTGGGAACGGCGCTTTTGCCTCGAACGACGAGCGTGAGCAGACCATCAACCAACTTTTGGTGGAGATGGACGGTTTCGCCTCGGACACCGGTGTCATCGTGTTGGCTGCCACGAACCGACCGGACACCCTCGACGACGCCCTCCTCCGTCCCGGAAGATTTGACCGTAAGATTCAGGTGTCCCTGCCCGGGAAGGACGGTCGCGAGAGAATCCTCGAGGTGCACTCGAGGGACAAGAAGTTGTCACCGGATGTGGACTTATCCGCGTGGGCTACTTGTACTACTGGTTTCTCCGGTGCTGACCTGGCAAATTTGATGAACGAGAGCGCCATCCGTTCCGTCCGAGACGGGAAGAACGGCATCATCGACACGGAGATTCTGGAGGAGGTGTACCAGCGCGCGATCATCGGTGCGAAGGGGGACACAATTTTCAGTCAGGAGAAGAAGGACTTGGTGGCTTACCACGAATCCGGTCACGCCATTGTTGGTATTTTGTACGAAGATGATTACGACGAACTCCGGAAAGTTTCCATAATTCCCCGTGGTGATGCCGGTGGTGTGACTTTCTTTTCACCGAGGGAGGAGGGATTGTTGAACACGAAGACGTACTACATCAACCAGGTGCGTGTACTCCTCGGTGGTCGCGCTGCTGAGGAGATCATATACGGTTCAGGTGGGATCACCACCGGTGCGAGTCAGGATTTGAAGCAGGTCAACCTTTTGGTTCGTGAGATGGTCACCGGGTGGTCATTCACGGATAAATACTTTGGTGTTGACTACCAAGACATGAGTGTTTTGAGTGCCCGTCAGGTGGACCGTGAGGTCAACCGGATCGTTCAGGAATGTTATGCCGACGTGAAGGCTTTGTTGGACATTCACCGGGTGGAGTTGGAGATGTTGAAACAAAAATTGTGTGAGGACGAGATTGTTGATGGAGACTGGGTTCGTACTTTGATAAAAAGTAAAGATACGTTTTGTTACATTGAAAAGATTTGATATAAATACAAAAATTTCTGTATTTTTTGTGGATGGTTACCGGGGTGCCCAATGTGTGCCCGTCACAATGAGCCTCACGGTGATCCGTCGCAACTCGCAGGTGATCTGGGAGAAATCGAAACCCGGTGAAGCACGTTACACTCACGTGGAAGACTCTCGTTCCGTGAAAAGCGCTAAGTGTGTCCGCTGTCACGAATCGATCAACAAGGGTGAACGTCGGATCTCCCTGCCACGTAAGACGAAAGACCTAGGAAAAAAGATTTCACTACCACCATACATAAACGCGTGGTATCACTGTGATTGTTTTTGGGAGAAGCACCGGGCAACAAAGTATAGAAGACCCTACGTGTGTAGTACCGGAGATGCAAAACAAACGCCGTCGTTGTGTGAAAAATGAGGTAGATCCTTTGTGTACAAAACTTCTTGTGAATTTATACACAAAAGGTGATTTGAAAAACTTCAAACTATTGTGGGCTCTGGTTGAGAAGGGATGTTTTGGAAAACCGGCTCACGTCGCGTCGAGTATGGTTCCACTACTACACGTAGGTGTCGCTGAGGGGGATTTAGGAGACACGACAGAAAATCTAATCAACTATCTTGTGAATAACATTGTATAAACTATCGACGACTCATCATCATCATGAACAACATGAACATGCACAACACCGAGGATGAAGACGATGATAAAAATGCAACACCGGTGTTATTATTGTTTGTTTGCTGCACTGGTTGTTGTTGTTGTTCAACTATTTGTTCCTGTTGCTCTTCTCCCTGTACTAGTTGACTGACGCCATCGGTAACACATTTCAAAGGTTGGTACTGACACCAGGCTTCCTTGTGTTTTTGGACGTCAGAATTCTGAGTGAGAACATCGAATGAAAGATGTCCACCCTTGAGTTTACACTTGTTTGAAGAATGATTCGGATTCACATAATCCATGGCTTCAGGTTTCGAACTTTCATCAACATATTTTTTCATCTTGTAAGCACTGAGACAATCAGCACGCTCCGGATATCCAACATCAGAGAAGTTAAAGGATGAGACCATTATTATTATTTACCAGATATTTTTTTTCCATTCCACACTGCAACAGTGTTCGAACTACTCTGTGTATTGACCTGCCTGATCAGGTCCCTGACACTTGTTGCATTATAACTTTTGCGAAGGGGGTCCATCCTTGTGCGTCGAAAAGTGACGTCACCCAAAATTTGTTTACACACTTCCTGAAAAAAAAAATACTGAAATTTCGAAACTATTTTTTGTGTCCAACATTACAATCAATTTCAATATTATTTTTCAATTGAACTCTTTTTCTCATGTCACATAACCTACACTTGTAATATTCTCTTTGTATATTGTTTTTTCCGTATTTAGTTCCATATTTTCTCCATTGGTGACATTTTTCAACTCGTGCAGGTGGCTGAACTACCTCGACCTCACGATCTGTCAGTTTTGAAAGATACTGTTCGATCGCTTCAAGATCCGGTCCGACTTCGACGGGTCCACAAGCAAAGTAGGTGTTCTTGAAATGTTCCCGGAGTACCTTAGCAGTGCACGGTACGTCGGTGTTGCACGTGCACGGTTCCGGTATCCACCTGAAGGACATAGCGTGGCGATGATCTGAGGATAAAAAAGGGGGGTGTGACCGAAGTCACGGTTTTGATCCTCACTCTTGCTTGTTGTTACTTTTTTTGTTAGCCGGGGTTTTGAACCTCTTGCTTCAAAGCTACGTTACCTGGCGGCGGTTTAATTTAATGTATATCGTGGAATCCCGCAACCCAATATACATACACAGGATTTATGATTTAGCACGACAATCCACCTTGTGCGACATTCCGGTTGTGATTCAAAAATAACTTTTTCCCATTTCATTCTCGATTAAAAAATTATGGGTGTTCCGGAAATAAAAATGTGCTTCTATTTTAAACATGAAGTCATCTACCTTTATTGTATTGTTGATGGTTTTTTGTATGTCATGCTGCTGTTCATCATCCGCTGCTGGCGGTTTTTTCGTCAGTCGTGGAGTGAGTGAGGAGAGTGGTCCGGAACAGGGTCCTCCTCCAGGACCACCTGTAGTGGTTGACGTTCCACCGGAATTCAGAACATCGTCTACTCCATGGGGTTTGGGTCATGGTAGTAGTAGAGAAACGATGAAAGCTCACAACCAGGGGCACCTTGATGGGGATCTTTGGGCAGCCAATACAAACACCGTTGGTAAGTGGTACCAGATGGATAACGGAAAGATAGCTGAAATTGTTGGTGTTGCCATAAAGGGACGATTGAGTGGACATAGTCAGTGGGTCACGACATTTAAGGTGAAATATTACGTCGCCGGTGTTTGGAAAGATGTTGATGGGGGTGCAACATTCACGGGCAATACTGATTCTGACACACTTGTTGAAGTAAAATTTGCTAGCCCGGTAACCACGAGATACATCAGGATTTATCCACAGACTTTCAACAACCACATGTCTTTACGTGCCGGTCTCATCACTAATTCAACTTTGAAAAAATCTTCACTGAAACTCCTTAACATTCCACCTACGAAAAGGGTAGCCTCTTCATGGTGGAACAATAACGACGATCCCAACTGGCATCCTAATAAAGGTGTCTTGGATAGTAATACTGGGTGGCACCCAAAAAATGGTGCCCCGGATGATGGTAGTGAGTGGTATGAAATGCAGTTGAACAACCGAACTAAAGTCGCCGGTGTCGCACTTCAGGGTCGTGGCGAAGGGAATGATCCGGCTTCGTCGTGGCACTGGCAATGGATTACCTCTTTCACAGCCAAATATTTAGACGAAGGACAGTGGAAGGACGTTGATGATGGTTTCAAATATTCAGGTTTGGGTGATAAGGACTCGACGGTTTGGGTTCCTTTCAACACTCCGGTAGATACCACATCGATCCGTATATACCCAAAGACTTGGAATGGTTGGTACTCAGGTCGGTTTGATCTTCTTGGTTTGAATTAGATCTGTAACTTAAAAGTTCTAGTCTATATATTTTTAGAAATCATGGATTATTATTATTTCAATGATGAACGATATCCAATCAAAGTCACAAATGAAACTACTGAGGTGACACCATATACTTTCCAACGTGATATGACCATGTGGGAAACTCCGTCTATCCATCAATTCTTTTCACAAATTGATCCGGATGGGGAGTTCAACATCGCCGACGTTGGGGCACAGTCCGGAAGTTATACACTGTTTGCTAAGTACCTTCCAAAGTCGACATTTTATTCTTTCGAACCATTCAAGAAAAGTTATACTTGTCTTTTGGACAACATAGAATTGAATGGTTTGAAAAATGTAAAGACATTCAACGTGGCACTCTCGAACGTTTCCGGTACGAGTACCTTGAACACGTCTGCCAGTCACAACGGCTTACACACCCTGGGTGAAACACCCAAACGTTTCGATGACGTGGTACCGGTTGAAATTCAAACACAAACTCTCGACCAACATTTCTATGACGTCGACAGACCCCTACATTTCATGAAAATAGATACAGAGGGCTGGGAATACCACGTGCTCGAGGGTGGGCAAAAAACCATTGAAAAGTACAAACCGGTCATCCAGATGGAATGGGTCCCGGAAAACATGCAACAATGTGCAGTCAACGAACAGGAGCTGAAAGAATACATGAGGTCACTTGGATACGTCGAAGTGAGCACGAGGCATGAAGAAAAATTATTCAAAGTGTTGTAATGACAATAAATAACAGTATAGACACACAGGACCCCAGAACCCCCTCGACAGTCCGATTTTGCCTACCGGTGTCCGCTCGACCATGCACACTTTTTCTGAACTACTCGCAATTCGTATCCAACAATCAAACAAAAACTCAAACTCAAGACCAGTCGCGTAGGGACGGTGTTGAGTATGTAGTCCGTGCTCGGTACGTTAATTACAGGTCATGAACCCCTTGAACCCCTCGACAGTCCGATTTTGCCTACCGGTGTCCGCTCGGACATTTGGGGATCGGACATCTGGAGCATTCCCACCCCGGTGAAAACCCCAGGAGAC